GCTGTGCTATCCGCAACTTGGCTTGCGCCTTTTGATACAAGCGGGGGTTCTCAACCTTTGTGCCGTCTGACAGCATGGCAAACGATTCCAAACCCACATCAATGCCTATTTCCTTCTCCGACTTTGGCAACGGTTGCAACTCAACATCGCATGAAAAGCACGCATACCATGCGCCACAAATCTGCTTGAGAAACAACGTGCCTAATATCTCAGGCAATGGACGATGCAGCTTAATCTTGACGTTGCCAACCTTAGACAACTTGAGTACGTTGCCCTCGACCCTGAACGCTTGCCGTGTGAACACAAGACTATGGAAACGATTGCGACCTTTAAATCTTGGAAAACCTGGATTCTCACCTCTCTTGACACGTCGGAAGAAATTTTGGAACGAACGATTAAGACGAATCAATACCGCTTGCAGGGTATGAGCATGGACGCCATTAAACTCGGGTCGGTCTTCTTTGATTCCAGGTAACTGCGCCTGTTGCTGCAACCAAGTGACACCCTTCCCTGTTGTCTTGTAGGACTCAATCCGCTCCTGCAATGCAGCGTTATATAACTCTCGACACAAATCTAGCTGAGTCGAAAGTGTCTCTCGCTGTTTGCGGTTTGGATATAGTCGGTATTTATACGTTAAATACACTATGCGTCTCCTCGTTTACCTCGCCCCAACCCAACTACGCCTTTCGGCGTTACATGGCGAATAACAGCGTGATGGTGACGAGTGTTTTCTTCATGGTCAGTTCGTCGGGGGTGCAGCTTTAGACACGGCGATGATCTTGTACGTCTCGGACTCAATCTTCGATCCGTCAAGACTGGTAGGCCAAAACAGCTTCGCCTTGTCCCCGTTAAACTTGGCTTCAAACTCATCAACCAGAGGCACGCGACAGGAACGAACGTTGCCGGGACCAGCGAACCGCTCTTGGAACTTGCTGGTGCAGTTGACGACGGCGCTGTCGCCGTTCGGCAGAACTAGGGTGAGGGTTGCGCCACGAAGGTTCAAATTCTGGGCGATGCCGTAGCTTCTGTTGGCGAAGGCATAACTGTACGCCACGTTGCTATCCTGACGATTCGTCACTTTCACTTTGACCCGCTCTTTGTCTTTGGCGAACACTGAGCAGACCATCACTAAACTCAAGAGTATCGTTGCGATTGTTTTCATACATCCTCCGCGAAGTCTGAAGCGAAATCTTGAAACACTTCCCAATTGTCCGTATAGCCAAAACGGTACATCAACTGCCCAGTCTCAAGGTTAATCGTCACTTTGTCATCTCCTTTAGCTGAACTACAGCACTCTTTGTAGCAAATCTCCATAGCGGCTCTTGCACGCCGTAGATGCGGAAGAGATCATTCAGGAATCGCTTGTATAGCTCTCCGCCATCGGCTAGCATCTCAGTGCTAAGTCCATTGTTTCTCACAAAATGCGAACCGCGCAGCCCAAAGGAAGCGAACATATCACGCGCTAGGACTTTACCAGCCCAACGAGCATGAGCTATCATCGCATCAACCCGTTCTCTATTCACCATGTTGATGATCTGGTACCGATTAGCTCCGGCTCTATGTGCTGCTTTGTGTTGGAGTTGCATGGCTTATCTCCCTTCACTACTCGATACAAGAATAGCTCCAATCGCAACACCAAACATCAACCCGCCAAGCGTCTCATGTCCAGTCATGCAAGCGCCGAGCATCACGAAGAAGTAAGTCCAGCAGAACACCTTAGCGATCATTGGCACGTAGTTCCAATCTGCTTGCATTCTTTGTACTTCAGCTTGTGATAGCATCGCCGTTTTCCTTTCTGACCGCCGCTTGCGGAGCTTTTTGCCGCTCACTTCTAAGATTTTTGGCTGCGCAGTCCCGTGTCTAACTCTCGAAGCATCAGCAAGTTACGTCTCGGAGTTCGTAAAGTGCTGATAATTAGGGCTTTAGGCTAAGGATCGCTCCTGATCGAGTTTGGGAGATACCCACCGAAATTTCTGAAATTCAGAATTCTATGTTGTTGATAATAGGGGGGTTAAGTTCCGTGAGGGAGCCTCAAATAAGTGCTTGTTTTACAGCACTTTAGCTATGCTAGTGGGCTGATATGGGGGATGGGGCTAAGATGTTGATAAGACTGAGTTTATATTAAGCTGTAGATATATACAGTTGTATGTATAGGATAGGGGATTTGGATAGCTGGAGCCTCAAATATGGGGGTGAAATTTTGGAAATGGTACATTTTGGAGGCTCAGTTGACCGCTAGCGCCAGCGAATTTGGGTTGTGAGGGCTAAGTCCTTTGGATGCGTTAAATACTTTTGGTGTGGTTGAAAATAAAATGAACTATTTACCTCTGAAAACCGCCTTATGTTTAGAGACTCCACTTTAGGTTTCGTCTCTGCAACATTGCGCTCATAGCTGTACCTCGCTCAAAAATAAGAATATATAAGGTTCAAAATGGCAATCACCCTCAGCTTCGCCGGACAACTCAATGTCACGGATAGTGTTTCTGGAACTGTAGCTCTCTCGAAGCAGCTTACTAACCTTTCTACGGCTGGTACGGCCTTCTCAGAAGCCCAAACTCTCTCTGTTGGAACTGGTGGCACAACTGTCTCCCTTCCAATCTCGCCGACTAACTTTCTCTATGTTAAGAATCTTCATGCGACTAATACCCTCCTTGTGACTTGGACCCCTGCTAGTGGGACTTTTGGTAGTGCTCCAATTGTGACCCTGCAACCTGGAGCCTTTATCGCGTTTTCTGAACCAACAGGCGCGGCTGGTATCACTGCTCTCACCCTTACGGGAAGTGCGAGTGCAACTTTAGTTGAATACGTACTCGGGGGCTAGTATGGGTCGAACACCCAAACTCCAAAACTGGGAACTTGAAGCCATTCAGCAGATGGTTCGTACTGGATGCTCGCTTGGGCATGCTTGTACGGAACTTGGTTTTGATGTAACTAATGAAGAGTTGATTCAGACCCAAAAGAGAGCTTCTTTTCTCACTCTCCTATGGCAAGAACGCCATCGCTACTTCTCTGATCTAGCTAAGGACCCGAACTTCACTCAGGATACAGTTGTGGGCAAGCTTATCTCTCTAGCTCAGAAGTTAGAAGAAGAGGGCGCTCATGATAAGGCTGGTGAAGTTCTGTTCAAGATTGCTAAGATTCGTGGCTATGTAGGGCCGGAAAGCCAAGTATCCGTGTTTGGCGAGCTATCTCAGAGGGACCTAGACGCCATTCGTAAGCAGGTTGAAGAGGGTAAAGTCGGTGGAAAGTCCAAATAAGATAGAGACAGCCCTTCAGGAACTCAATCGTCTATCACCAGAAATCCGAGAGGGTGCTCTCAACAAGATAGAGAAGAACAGGCGAGAGAAGAAGTATATCCTGTACTTCGAGCCGTGGGAAGAACAGGCTGACGCTCTGCCACTTTTCACTGAAAAGAAGAAGATATTCGGGATTCTGGGTGGGAATCGTAGTGGCAAGACAATTTTGGGGGCGTTTATAGCTGTTGCTTGGGCTCTTGGAAAAGAGTATTTTAAGGACGAGCCAGCTTGGAAGTGGGTACAAACCCTACCAATACCTGAGCCTCCGAACAATATTTGGGTGGTTGGCCTGGACTATGGCGTTCTTCGTGACGTAATATGGTACGAGAAGCTTAGACACGGCAAAAATCACCCACCATTCCTTCCAAGTGATTCTAGTGCAGTTCGGAAAGTAAGCGACGGAGACTTCCAGGTATTCTTTGAGAATGGTTCCATCCTTACAGGGAAGTCTGCTGATGCAGGCAGGGAGAAGTTTCAAGGGGCATCAGTTGATCTGATTTGGATTGATGAAGAGTGTGATGAAGCAGTCTTTGATGAATGTTATCAGCGAACTGCGGACTGTGCTGGCCGAATTCTTCTCACGCTTACTCCTCTCGTTGACATCAATAGCGGAGTACGGACTCCTTGGGTCTTCGACCTTTATGAAGAGTTCGTGGCTGGCAAAGCGGATATCCAGTTCTGCCAACTCTCAACTATAAATAGTCCCTATGTTCCCCAAGATGAAAAGGACAAGTTAATTGTTAAATGGGCAGGCGATCCTGAAGAGGGGGCACGACTTTACGGGAGATTTGTCCGCCGAAGCGGTCTTGTCTATCCGCAATGGAGTATTGCTCGACACGTTGTTACAGAGTTCAACATACCACGTCACTGGCAGCGTATCGTATCTATTGACCCTGCTGCGACGGGCGTTACCGCAGCGATTTGGATCGCTGTAAGTGATAATGGTGATCTCTATGGATTCAGAGAGTATTACGAGCGAGATCAAATTGTTTCTGAACACGCTAAAGGCATTATCATGCGATCCGCTGGAGAGCCAATTGATATCTGGCTTCTCGATCCCAAGTGGGGAAGTCAGCGGAATGCTGAAACACATAAAACGGGCGCACAACTCTGGCGAGAAAGTGGAATACCCGTTCGACTTCCAGATGTAGGGGAAGACTATGGACTCAACGTTTCCCGTGAATACATCAACGCCACTGTTACACCTAACAGTCGCCATCCTAAGTTCTATCTCTTTGCAGGGAACCCAAACTTCGAGTTCGAGATAGGCCACTATACTTGGGACACATTCCAAAAGGGAGCGATGAAGGGCTTAGCTAAAGAGAAACCCCGGAAAAGAAACGATCACTTGGTCAATGCATTTCAGTATGCATGTACTCTTAGGCCAAGGGGCAAGAATTCCAAACGTAGAGAGGAAGACTTCTTTACGACGCTGGATAAAAGAAAAATCAATTTGAGTTCATATACTTAGGAGGAACCAAAATGTCAGTAAATGTAGCGAAATTTGTAGTTGAATCCCTACCCGGAGTAGGTGTTGGTCTAGTTGCTGGTGCATTTATTCCAGCCGTGCTACGGAAAGTGAAGGCTGCTATTGTGAAATTAGCCCTCAAGATCGCAGCTAAGGCTGAGGCAGATGCCAAGGCTGTAGAAGCCAAGGTTGTATCGGGTGTCCAAACTGAAGCGAAGAAGCTCTAGCATGTTCCGCAAAGTTTGGGGCTGGCTAAAAAATAGAGCACCAATTACATACGCGCTCGCGTTCTATATATTCATTATGGTTGGCGATTGGGTTTCATCCATGCTATCTCGTGGTATCCCTGGTGTTCGTGAAGGGAATGACTTTGCAGTTGATGCAAATGGTGGCTTTGTACTTCATAAGATGATGATCGTGGATGGCTTAGCTCTATTTGGGCTACTCGCGTGCGCTATTACTACCTATCAAGCCTGTAAAAATTGGTCTCGCGAGGTTGGTAGAGTGTTGATGTGCATTCCTATCATCTATATAGCTTATGATAGGATGCTTTCGGCTGTAATCCCCAATTGGTGCTACGTTCTCCGGCTCCATATTGTTGACAATACTGCTCCTATTTCACAGATACTACGAGTATTGTTAAATAGAGGGCACTAATGGAACCCACATCTAGTGAATGGAAGATAGTCGCCTACTTCGTCCGGCATGGTGCTACTAAACTTAACGATGAAGGCAAGTTTCGTGGCAAACTAGATGCTCCGCTAGATGAAAACGGAAAACTGGATGCCAAGAAGCTCAAAGCTTATTTTCGTGATAAGGAAATCGGTGATGCTTGGGTATCTGATAGCAAGCGAGCCCAAGAGACAGCCGATGAAATACTAGAACAAAAAGGTGTTGTTGCTAGTCCTGATCCAAATCTGAACTCGATTGATGTGGGGAATCTAGCTGGAGAGAAGAAAGCTGACCATAAGGATGATACAAATTACCTCCAAGAGCATCCCGAGGAACCCTTTCCAGGTGGAGAATCTATCAATCAGTTCCGTAGCCGTGTCAGACCAAGGATTGTCCGATCTATTCGGAATGGAATTGATAACGGCGTTCCAAGCATGACAGTTACATCTTCAAGTGTTATCCATGAAGTAGGAAATTTGATTCATGGAGATCACAATATTTGTAAA